AAGATTAGCTTAGGAGAGCTACGAGGTTCAGCGGCTATCGCACAGTTAAGTGATATGGTTATTGGACTAGAGCGAGACCAACAACACGCAGACCCAGAGACACGCAACACTACTTGTGTCAGGGTACTGAAGAATAGGTTTGTTGGACTTACAGGTGCTGCCTGCTACCTTTATTACGATAAGGACTCAGGCCGTATGATTGAAACAGCCTGCCCCACTGAAGGTGACTCGGAGTTCTAATGAAACAGATAGTCTTTGATATTGAAGCTAATGGCCTAAACCCTGATACGGTTTGGTGCATTATAGCCTACGAGAGAGAGGCTAAGGAGTACATTGAGTGGTCAGGGGATACCCTACCTAACTTCAAGGACTGGGTTAAGGAGCAGGACGAGCTAGAGGTTATCGGTCACAACATCATTGGTTACGACATACCAGTGTTGGAGAGACTATTAAAGGTAGACTTTAGTAAGTGCAAAGTAACTGACACATTAGTTATGTCCAGACTAGCGGAACCATCGCGCTTGGGTGGTCATAGTTTGGAGAACTGGGGTCAGCTGCTACATCAACCGAAAGGAGAACACAGTGATTGGCTTAATTTTTCGCAGGATATGTTGGAGTATTGCAAGCAAGATGTTAGGGTTAATGAACTGGTGTACCAGAGATTACTTCGTGACCTTAATAGCTTTGGAACTGAAAGCGTTATGTTGGAAGGTCAGGTACAAAGGATTATTAGCAAGCAGATTGAGAACGGATGGCTTCTAAACCAGAGAGCAGCCTTTAACCTGTTAGGAGAACTGAAGGAAAAGAAGTTCGACTTAGAGGATAAGGTACACGAGAAGTTCAAACCACTACCTACATTTATTAAAGAGATAACACCCAAGGTTAAGAAGGACGGAACTTACTCAGTAGTAGGCTTAAAGTTCTTAGGTGACCAATGGGAGATAGCAGTAGCACCATTTAGCAGACTGGATTATCCAGAGTTTAACTTAGGCTCACGTCAACAGATAGGACGTTACCTAAAGTACTTCGGATGGCAACCAGAGACTTTCACTGACAAAGGGCAGCCAATCGTTGACGAAGGCGTTCTTAGCAAGGTGAAGGGTATACCGGAAGCGGAGCTTATTGGTGAGTACCTGATGATACAGAAGCGTATCGCACAGGTGCAAAGTTGGTTGGACGCTGTTAAGGATGACGGTAGGGTACATGGTTACGTGAATGCCAACGGAGCAGTAACCGGACGTATGACACACTCCAGTCCAAACATGGGACAGGTTCCGGCAGGTTATTCGCCCTACGGTAAAGAGTGTCGTGCAGTATGGGTTGTACCGGAAGGTTACAAGTTGGTAGGTATGGACGCAAGCGGCTTAGAGTTACGTATGCTTGCACACTACATGAACGATAAGGACTACACTAATGAAATTCTCACGGGAGATATTCACACGGCAAACCAGTTGGCTGCAGGCCTTGACACTCGAAGTCAAGCAAAGACTTTCATCTACGCTTTTCTGTACGGTGCAGGAGATGCGAAAATCGGAAGTATCGTCGGTGGAACTGCACGAGATGGTAGACGACTTAAGGCAAAGTTCCTCAAAAATACGCCTGCTCTTGGAGCATTACGAGAACGAGTTGTTGTGGCTGCAGGAAGAGGCTTTGTTTTTGGACTCGATAGAAGGAAAGTTTCCATTCGTTCCGAACACGCGGCATTGAACTCACTCTTACAAAGCGCAGGTGCAATCATTATGAAAAAAGCACTGTGCATTCTAGATGAGTACGCTACCCTACATAAGATTAACTATAAGATAATAGGAAACATCCACGATGAAATCCAGACGGAGGTCGCAACAAAGGACGCAGAAAGGTTTGGCAGACTGGCAACGGCTAGTATTGAAGCCGCAGGCTTGCACTACGAACTTAACTGCCCTCTCGCAGGAGAGTATCAAATTGGCGACAACTGGTCAGAAACTCACTAATGAGGAAACAGACAATGGCTTACAATAGACATTTAGAAGACAGAACACGACTCACAGTAAACGGTAAGCAGATTAGAGTGGGCAACCCTAACCACCCTTACCATGAGATGTACAAGCAGCATGGACTACAGGCAGTTATTATGGCTATGGGGTTGATAGATAAGAAGGTAGTTGAAGTACAAGAACCTGAGCAGTTCCCTTGGATTAGTACCATATTTGGTATTGCTATTCTCTGGGCAGTTGTTTGTTTCACGTTCTTCGGGGAATAACATGAAGCCTACTAAAGCTGATAGGAAGAAGTTTGACATTGACTTAGCATACGGTGAAGTAAGGGAAGATAAGATTGCCGAGATGATGACCAACAAGAAGATAGAAGTTAAGTCAGAGAAGGATATGTGGCAGAAGACTGGTAACATTTGCATTGAGTACCAGTCGTGGGGTAAGCCTTCAGGCATTGAAGCTACTGAATCTGACTACTGGTTCCACAACCTGTGCGTAGGGGAAGAGGAATACTGCACCTTAGTCTTTGACACAACGGTGTTGAGGAAGATTATTGCAGCTAACAAGTTCCGCTCAGTATCAGGTGGCGATAATAACGCAAGCAGGATGCACCTGATTCCATTAAAGAAGCTGTTTGATATGAATGTGATACAGGCGTTCAAGGACTTAGACAATGAAAACGACTGATACAGTAGTAGCAGACATCTACAAGATGATGGAGACTAAGGACGCTGACCCTAACGTGGACGTAGAGGCAGAGATTGAGAAGTTCGGTGAAGGTGTTAAAGAGCTAATGCGTACTGAGTTCGGCAGGGAGAAGCGACAGGACAAGCGGACGCTTAGGTTGTCTAACATTGGACGCACTGACCGATACCTTTGGAATGTAGTAGCAGGTACTGAGAAGGAAGAGATAGAGCCACACACGTACGTTAAGTTTATGTATGGACATCTAGTTGAAGAGATGCTGTTATTCTTAACACGTATGGCGGGACACACAGTCACCGACGAGCAGAAGCAGTGCGAAGTGAATGGCATTCGCGGCTCAATGGACTGTAAGATAGACGGAGTAGTTACGGACGTTAAGTCAGCCAGTGCCTTCGGCTTTAAGAAGTTTAAGGAAGGCAAGCTACTACATGACGACCCCTTTGGTTACGTTGACCAGATTAAAGCCTACGCTCACTCAGAGGGAGAGACGGAGATTGGTTGGCTTGCTATGGACAAGACTAACGGACACCTTACGTTCCTGAAGTACGACATGGCTGACCCCAAGGTTAAGGCTGCTATGGACTTCGACGGCACGATAACTGAAAGAGTTGACCACCTGAAGGAGATGGTAAAAAAGCCAGAGCCTGACTACTACTGTCATCAACCTAAGCCAGATGGTAAGTCAGGTAACTTGGAACTAGCAATCGGCTGCTCCTACTGCCAATACAAAAAGCACTGTTATCCAGAGCTAAGGTTGTTTAACTACTCCTACAAGCCTAAGTACTTGTGTAAGGTAGTTAAGGAACCAAACGTACAGGAGCTGAAAATCAAATGAGTAAGTTAAAATTCAGGTCAGGCTTAGAGTCAGCTATACATGAGAAGTTAAACGATACCTTTCTTTACGAACCATACAGGCTTCCCTACACCATACACAGGAAGTACGTACCGGACTTTGTACACGAAGAGAAGGCAATACTAATCGAGGCTAAGGGATACTTCAGGGTAGGCGACACACAAAAGTACACCGCCATCCGAGACTCAATGCCAGAATGGGAGTTAGTGTTTGTCCTCTCCGACCCTACCAAGAAGGTACGTAAGGGAAGCAAGCTAACAATGGGACAGTGGTGCGAGAAGCAAGGCTTTAAGTGCTACACTGTTAAGACAATAGATAAGTTAATAGAGTATGTGGGAGCTAAAGATGTCGTTTGAAGAATACAAGGAAGCGTTCCTACGTGACCACGACGAAATAATGATACTGGAAGTGCTAGAGATTAACGGTGAGGAACTGTTGGAAGCATTTGAAGATAGACTGATTAGACACAGAGAGGTACTTGGCGATGAGTATTAATGAAGCAACACCAGAGATGTGGAACAAACTACAGGACAAATACAAAGCCATGGCAGACGAAGAGCTAAAGGATGACGACAGGAAAGAATACTTAGAGTATCCGTCAGTCAATGACCCCGACCCTGTGAATAACCCACAACACTACAACACTGGTAACATAGAATGTATCGAAGCCATCCAAGAGTCTATGTCATCGGAAGCGTTCAAAGGATACCTAAAGGGCAACACCATGAAGTACCTATGGCGCTACGACTACAAAGGTAAAGCCTCAGAGGACTTAGAGAAAGCAGGTTGGTATTTGAACAAACTTATTAAGGAGGTGTCGTAATGAAAGGTGCAACACACGGTGGTAAGGGTTCAGGGGTCAGACCTACTGACAAGAAGAAGTTTGAGAACAACTTCGATGCTATCTTCGGTAAAAAGAACAAAGACAAACAAGAGAAGGAGAAGAAACAAGATGACACCGCAAAGACCAGTTAGGTACGAGTTCATCGCTCACCCTTATGATTGTGAGTTAGGCTCTTCTCCAAACACCACACTTAGTTTAGTCATACACAGCAGAGACATTTCATTACCAGAGATGTACGAACAATTTGAATTATTTTTAAAGGCCGCAGGCTACCACCCAACAAGGGAAGAAGATTAATGGATAAGTACCAACAGTTTATACACAAGTCACGTTACGCACGATGGATGAAGGAAGAAGGTCGTCGTGAGACGTGGGAAGAAACAGTACAACGATATGTCGATTTTTGGACAGAACGTGGACAGATTGACAGCAAGGTGGCTAAGAAACTGTACAACTCTATCCTC